CATCAAACACAAATGTAAAAGTTGGAATGAGTGGAGCTACATTTGACAATGGTTCAGTAAATGTATACGGACTTAAATAAGGAATAATTATGGCAGAACAACAAAACACAATAGTAACTAATTATCCTGATGGAACTCAAACTACAGAAGTTGTAGATTGGACAGCAGAAGAATTAGCAGCTCATGCAGAATCAGAAACTAACGCATGGAAAGGTGCTAGACAAGAAGCATACCCATCTATAGGCGACCAACTAGATATGCAATATTGGGATAGTGTAAATAGCACAACAACATGGGCAGATGCAATAACAAAAATAAAAACAGATAACCCTAAACCAGAATAAGGACAATAAATGTTTGGTATAAGTGCATTTTCAGAATCTCCTTATTCAGCCACAGCAGGTGGAATTAAAGATGGTATAGCTTCTATAAATAGTTCTGCTACTGTTACAGTTTTAACTTCTGGGCAACTTGTTGAAGGTGTTGCAAGGATTAATGGCACAGCAACAGTATCAGCAATATCTTCTGGACAAATAGTTTTTGGAGCAGGAAATATATCTGGAACAGCAACTCTTGGTGTTATTACATCAGGCACTATTGTATTAGGCAATGGTGCAATAGTAGGAACAGGAACAGTTGTTGCTATAAATTCAGCTCAACTTGTAATCGGTACTGCACAAATATCTGGTGCTGCTACATTGCAAGGTTTAGGTGGTATGGATGCTATTGGAGTAGCATCATTTAGTAGCAAAGCTACTGTAACATCAAGTGCTGTAGTAATATTTTCTGGAGATGCTTCAATATCAGCAACAGCAACAATAGTAGCAGATGGTCGTATTCAAGGTAATAATTGGACAGTAGTACCTGTAACTTCAAACACATGGAATAGGATAGGATAATTATGAGTAGAAATAAAATATCAGAATGGTCAGCAACGGCAGGTTCTAATACCGATGTTGGTGGAGTAAATATTAACGAAGGTTGCCCTCCAGCCACGATTAATAATGCTTTAAGAGAAATAATGGCTCAAGTAAAAGATTTTTCTACAGGCTATGATAACGATAATCTTGTAGTTGGTGGTAATCTTACAGTAGATGGGACAACAACTTTAACAGGAATTCCTACTGGACCAACAGCAGCTTCTGGAACAAATACAACTCAACTTGCTACTACAGCTTTTGTTGTTGCTAAAGTAGGTACTTTAGGAACAATAGCTTCTCAAGCATCTAATTCAGTCAATATTACAGGTGGCACTATTTCTGGAACAACTATAAATTCAATCACTGTAGGAAGTAATGGTTCTGGCACAAAAACAGTATCTACTGGAAATCCTACTGGTGGCTCTGATGGTGATATTTGGTATAAGGTTTAATTATGCCTATCTTTGTTAATGATGGTGGCACTAATAAAAATGTTAATGAGGTTCATGTTAATGATAGTGGTACTTGGAAAAGAGCAAATGAAGTATATGTTAAAACTGGTGGAGCTTGGGAGTTAGTATTTGGAGTTACTTTTGTTAGTTTATCTGGTGATTCTGAAGGTTTAATAAAAAACTTTAATTTAGGGACTCATTTAGGATTATCTAATCCAACTATTGTTGTAATTACAGTAGCAGCAGGTACAAATTTTGTTTCAACTAGCAATATAGTGCCAGCATTTGATGTAGGTAGTTTGCCTATTGGAACTCAAATTGAAATCTCCCTACCTAGCGATGCTAGTATTACTGGTAGGGGTGGTAATGGTGGATATGGTTCTGATAGTGAGGGTGGAACAGGATTATCTGGAGATTTTGGTGGCACAGGGTTATATACAAGATTCCCAATAACTTTAACTAATAATGGAATAATTGGCGGTGGTGGTGGAGGCGGCGGTGGTGGTGGTGGTCGTAGAGTTTATAACCCTGCTGGAAATGGGGGTGGTGGTGCTGGTGGTTATCATGAAGAACAAAATTCAGACACAATAGATACTACTAGACCTCCAGGTGGAACAAACACAGGTTTATCACCAGGTAATAACAGATTAGTACCAGCAGGTTTTGGTGGTATAGGAGCTGGACCAAGAACAGATGGTAGCACCTCCCCTCATGCTGCTGATGGAACTAAAACAAATGGCGGAGCAGGAGCTTGTGATGTTTTTGGCTCAAGATGTGGCGGAGCTGGTGGAAATTTAGGAAGTGTTGGAACATCATCTGTTAATGCTGGTGGAGCAGCAGGTAATGCTATAGATGGTAATTCTTACATTACTTTTGTTACAACAGGAACAATATCAGGAGGGCAAGTAAACTAATGCCTACTAAACGAGTTGTATTCACAGATTGGCTACCAGACCAACCAGATAATTCAGGTGCTTTAAATGAAGCTAAAAATGTAACACCAGTATCTGTTGGCTATCAACCTTTTCCTAATGCAGAAGATTTTAGTGGAGCAGCAGCAGAAAATATTAACTCTGTTTTTGTAGCAAAGTTTGACACAGAGGTAGTATTGTTTGCAGGTGGTGCTACTAAAATATTTAAATTTAATTCATCTACAGAAGCGTTAGAAGATAAATCTAAGTCAGGTGGTTATACAAGTGCATTTCCTTGGAAATTTTCGCAATTTGGAAAAACTGTGTTGGCTGTAAATGGTACAGCTAAAATTCAATATTGGACTATAGGTACTTCAACAGCTTTTGCAGATGTAGCAACATCACCAACAGCTAAACAAATAACAGTAGTAAGAGATTTTGTAGTTACAGGAAGTGTAGCAGCAGGAACTTTAGGAAGGTCTACAGTAAGGTGGTCTGACATTAATGATGAGACTGACTGGACAGCAGGTGCTACATCACAATCAGATATTCAAGTAATTGCAGATGGTGGTAATGTCGTAGGACTTACAGGTGGTGAATTTGGTTTAATATTTTTAGAAAAATCAATCCAAAGAATGTCATATGTAGGAAGTCCTTTATTCTTTCAATTTGATAATATCTCAAGAGGATTAGGTTGTTTAAATGGAAATTCTATTTGCCAATATAATCAAGTGTCATTCTTTTTAAGTGATGATGGATTTTATTCTTGTGATGGCAATCAAGTAACACCAATTGGAAACGAAAAAGTAGACAGATGGTTTTTTGAGGATGTAGATTTAAGTCTATTAAGTAACATGACTGCTTCTATAAACCCAGCATTAAATATTGCTATTTGGAATTATGCTAATGTAGGTGGCGGAAGAAGTATGTTAGTTTATAATTGGACACTAGGTAAGTGGTCTAGAGTAGAAACCACAGCCACTGTTCTAGGCAATATAGCGACTGTAGGAACGACTTTAGAAGGTTTAGGTACTCTAGGGTACACCGACATAGATGTTATGCCAGCATCACTAGACGCAAGACTTTGGGTAGGTGGTAAATTCTTATTTGCTGGTGCTACAGGTACAAAAATATCTACATTTACAGGCTCAACATATAATAGTGAATTAGTAACAACCGATTTAGAAGTTGGCTACAATTCTGTAATTAATTTATTAAGACCACAAATAGATAATGGCAGTGCAGATGTCTCTGTAGCTAGTCGTAGAGAATTAGATGATTCTGTTATATTTGGTGCAGAAGTATCTACTACATCAGAGGGTAGAGTTAATTTAAGAACTGGTGGTAGGTATCATAGAGTATCTGTTAAACCAACAGGCTCATGGACAAATGCTATGGCTATAGATGTAGACTTTAAACCACAAGGCAATAGATAATGGCAAGAATGTATAGGACATTACCTTATCAAGGTGGAGAACCTAGAGCTGTTGCAGAAGTAACTAACAATGCAATGAATGGAAAGACCAATAATACTGGCTCTGTTACTTTAAGAGCTTCTAATACAACCACAACATTAAATGATGAAAGATTAGGATTTGATAGTGTTGTTTTGCTATCACCTTTAACTGCAAATGCAGCAGCACAAAATCCTTATATTTCTACTAAAGCTAAAGGAAGTGTAGTAATAACTCATACAAGTGTAGCAAAGGCAGATTTAAACTTTGATTATATTATAGTAGGTTAAGTGTTATAATAGTTGTTTAAACTACCTATTAAAAATTATGAAATTATATATAGTACCAACAACTCATGTACAACAATATTGGCATTTAGCTGAACCTTTACTGCAACTAGCTTTAGATAAAGGTAATGACGAGTTTACAGCAGACCAATTAAAGTTAATGCTAACACAAGGTAATCAACAATTACTTCTTTTAATGAAAGAAGATAAAGTTTATTGTGCTTTAACTGTGCAATGGATTGTTTACCCTAACGACAGGGTATGTTATATCACTTATATTGGTGGTAAGAATACTAAAGCAGGATTTGAACAATTTAAAAATTGGGCAAAAAGTAATGGTGGAACTGCAATTCAAGGTTCTACTAAATTTGAAAGTATAGAAAGACTTTGGTCAAGACTATACAACTATAAAAAGAAGTATACATTAATGGAGCTAAAATTATGATGCACGATTATTTTCCAGAACTAGATGGAAACCAATCTATTGACAATGGTAAGTTGGGTAGACAATTCCACAAAGGTGGTGGCGGAGGTGGTACTTCAGAAACTAAACAATCTATTGACCCTGCAATATTACCTTACATTACTTATGGTTTAGAAGAAGCTAAAGGTTTATATGGAGCTGATGGACCATCATATTATCCAGGTCAAACTTATGTAGACCCATCTTCACAAACAACATCAGCATTAGGTTTAGCAGAAGCTAGAGCAACAGCAGGAAGTCCATTAATTCCAGCAGCTCAAACTGAAGCATTAAGCACAATACAAGGTGATAGATTATCAGCAGGTAACCCTTACTTTGCAGACATGATGAGAAGTGCAGCTAGACCAGTTGTATCAGAATTTAACACAGCTATTAGAGATATAGGTTCAAGAACAGCAGGTGCTGGTAGGTATGGTTCTGGAGCTATGGGAGAAATGGAATCTAAAGCATCAGATAATTTAGCACAAGCATTATCACAAAGAGGTTCAGAATTAGCTTATCAAAATTATGCTACTGAAAGAGGTAGACAAGACCAAGCTATAGGAAATGCTGGAAATATAGCTATGCAAGATTATTCAGACATAAATCAATTAGCTAAAATAGGTCAAACACAAGAACAATATTCAAAAGATGCTTTAAACGCAGATATTTCAAGATATGAATATGGACAAAATGCTCCACAACAAAAATTAGGGTCTTATTTAGCAGCAGCTTATGGAGCACCTACTCCTATGAATCAAACAGCTACTCAATCAGGTGGGGGTAAATAATGAATCCAATGATGGTAGGAGCAACAATGGCAGCAGGAAAAGGTGTAGCTCAAGGTAAACCTATAGATGAGATATTAAAAGATACTGTAATAGGTGGAACAACTGGTTATTTAGGTGGTCAAATGATGCCAGCAGATGTTTTTGGAGCATCAACTGCAGTTAATTCAACTGCTGGTAATTCTTTAAATGCAGGTGCTAGTCTTATGGGTAGTACACCAACAGCAGTTGGTTCAAATATTGGAGCAGGAACTACCAGTTTATTAGGAAGTCCAACAAATATTGCACCAGCTTATGATATGGGAATGAATGGAGTAACAGCAAGTCAAACTGGATTTCAAGCAGGAAGTCCATTAGGTTCTGGTATCAATAATTCAATTATGCAAACTCCAGACTATATTGGTTCACACCTAACATCAGATGTAAATAAAATTGGTTTAACTCCAGAAGTAGATACATCAATAAGAAATATAGACGGTAGTTTTACAGAAACACCAACTACTCCAAATTTTAGTACTAATAACATAACAAAATCTACACCAGAAGAATTAGAAGCAGCACAAGGTGGATTTGAAAAACCATTATATGAAAGAGCTTTTGATAGTGTTGTGGGTTATGCTTCTAAGAATCCTATAGAAATGGCAGGATTAGGACTAACAGCTTTTGGAGCACTAAAAGAACCACCAAAACAAGGACCAGATTCTTCTTTTGCTAGAAGTGCTGGAGTTTTAAAACAAACATACTCTCCAACTGTTTCACAAATGAAAATAAGAAGGGCATAAATATGGCATCATTACTAGACTATGATTTTGATTTAGACAAGATGTTAGGAACAACAGTTAATCCTGTTAATGGATTAATAAACGACCCTAATTTTCAAACAGAAAAAAATATTGCTTCTGGACTTGGTGTTGCTGATGCACTTATTAGTGGATATGGTAAACAATATGCTCCAGAAATATTATTAAGAGGTCTTATAAATGCTAAATCTGGTCGTCAAGGTGTTATAGATAAACAAGTTAAAGGCTATATGACACAGCAAGATATGTTTACTCAAACTTTAAAAA